CTTAGAGCCTTTGTCATGCACCGCATGATGGATGTATTCACTGCAAACGCATCAGGCGCAATGATGGCCTTGTTGCGGTGATCCATCACGGGCAGTTGGCAGGTCATGGGTTTGCCAAACATGGTAACTGTTACCCAGACCATGTAAGTGCCATTGATCTCTGTAAAGCACTTGTCGCCAAACATCTGTACTTGGAAATGAGCTTGTGGGTCAGCCCTGAGAGCTTGATCCCATGCCCAAGCCCATGACAGGTATGTCAGGTTTCCTTTTTTCTCTGTATGCTCGTTTACGTTCAGTTTGAGCAGGTCATTTACTGTCATGTTATACCTTGTGGTTTTTAAAAGCGTTGTCGTATTCTTCTTTGATGATTTCTAATTGAGTGTTGTCATCAAGGTCTTTAAAATCTACCCAATCCATCTCACCACAACAGACAAACTTTTGTCCTTTGGGCTGAACGCAATATGGGCAGTACTTGGTATAGGCGTACTCTTCTTTGTATTCGATGATGTAGTTGTTCACGATATCACCTTGCCTATCAAATAGGTTTTGGAGTTTCAAGACGTTCTACTTTCTTAGCCAACAACCAGTTGTCGCCAAGATAGCGCACAGAGCGAATCCATTGACGTTGGTAGCTGCGAATTGTTTGGGGGGGTGCATCATAGGTCATAAACAATTGACGAACGTGCTTGAGTGTTTCTGTTTTCATTACTTTCTCCTTAAGATAAAATTTTAATTTCTGCATCATCACAATCTGCCGTGACTGTGATTACAAAGTTACCATCTTTTGTTTTGATGATAATTTCTCTGAATATTGATGTGCTTGTCATGCTGATTGAACCAAGCTCAATATCAATTACTTTTTTGATGTCTATCTCTACCATTTTACTTTCTCCTTAGTGAAGTGAATCAAATGCTTTGTTGTAAAGAAGGTCGCCATCCTGATCGGCTAGTTTGTCTAGTTCCTCTTCAGTGAGTGGTGTTCCATCTTCATAGCAAGCGTAACTGAAGTACGCATCTGCAAAATCGGGATAATCCCTACTATCGACACCATCTACTTCGATGTCTACTACGTTTCTGCCGTTTAGTGTTGCCATTACTTTCTCCTTAAGAGGCTTTAATGTGCCACGGCTTTTAAATTATTTGTATTAGGATAAACCCTAATAGACAAGCAAAAAAACAACACTACTATTTTGCGTATGAACATTGAACTAATTGAAGAAGATTGCGCTGAAGCTCTATTGGCTTATGCCTACAGCTTAGTTATAACTTACAACCAACATCCTGGCGACCGAGATGCTGCCATAGTTGGTTTAATAGCCAGAGCTTTAGAGCTCCATATTGAAAAACCCGTAAACATTTCAGGAATGTATAAATGACTCAAGCCGCACTAATTAAAGCTTTGCAAAACGGACCATTAACTTCTAAAGAAGCAGAAGACTTAACGGGTATGTCTAGATCAACAGTCTTATCTACTGCTAAAAAAATGCGTTACAAGGGTGATTTAAGCACTGAGCAAGTTAGGATTGGCCGTTTTACAGTGGCAAGGTATACACTGGCAGAACACTTGATTGAAAACAAAAAGAGCAATGTTCCTGCTAACAAACTGAATCCCTTTGATATCAGGAATGCACAAGGTATATTTACACCTACCGAGTACAGAATAATGAACGCCCAAGCTAGAAACTTCTACAAGGGCAATCCAAGTTTTACTACTTATTCAAAGGCGGTTCCAAGTGAAAACAACCGACAAACATGATGTTGCAATCCAATGCACAGGAAAGCATCCCTTTCCAACTTTTACAATTGCTGAATCTACTGTAAACAAGAAAAGAGATCATTCTTTTCAGATTTACAAATGCCCTCATTGCAATTTTTTCCACATTGGGCATTCGACTGCCAATCATAAAAACTTGAAGCGTAGTCAAAAATAGGTTATATTGGTTTGAAACACGGCTAGGTTGGGCTTGATCTCCCACCCGAAAAGCGAGCCTCTCCGCCTGCCGATTGTTTCTTTCAGTAGAGGACTGAGCTAGGAAAAATCATGCTATTGCAGCCTAAAAATTGGGCCGTCTTTCAACATTACAAAGACAGATGCCCCCCTTGGATAAAACTTCATCGTGACCTGTTAAACGATAGGTCTTATATGCGCTTGCCTATTGCTAGCAAAGCACTAGCACCTATGCTCTGGTTGCTTGCAAGTGAATCAAAAGATGGTGTTTTTGATGGCTCACTAGATGAGCTAGTCTTTCGATTGCATATAACGCCAAAAGAATATCAAGATGGAGTTAAGCCATTGATTGATAACGACTTTTTCATACTTGTTAGCGGAGTGCTAGCAGAACGCAAGCAAGTTGCTATCCCAGAGACAGAGGGAGAGACAGAGACAGAGACAAAGAAGAAGGCAACTAGCGTTGCACCGCCTGAAGGCGTTTCTGATTCTGTTTGGCAGGAATTCAAATCTTTGAGGAAAGCCAAAAGAGCACCGATAACCCAGAGAGCCATTGATGCAATTTCAAGCGAAGCGCAAAAGATTGGTTGGTCGCTAGAGAAAGCCTTGGAAGAATGTGTAGTTCGTGGTTGGCAAGCATTCAAAGCAGATTGGGTCGTCAAACCAAACCCCGCAGACATTGTGAGGCTCACAGTTCCTTCAAAGAATGAGCCTGATGCCGCTTTGGAAAAGATCAAAGCTGATGATCTGAAAGCCGCACCCATACCATTTGAGGTATTGGCAAAGATGGCAGAGTTGCGGAGAAAAGCATGAAAGTGTTGCCAATAAACAACTTTGAAGTTGAGCCTTGGTTGCTTGAAAAACACTATGCCAAGCGTATGCCACAAATAATGTTTGCTTTTGGGCTTTACAAGGATGACATTCTGGTTGGTGTCGTAACGTATGGAATTCCCGCATCACCACCACTTTGCATGGGAATATGTGGAAAAGAATACTCAGACAAAGTTTTAGAGCTAAACCGAGTCTGTTTGTTGGACAACCATAAAAACGAAGCATCATTCTTGGTTGCGAACTCAATCAAGCTATTGCCAAAACCTATGATTGTGGTTTCTTTTGCCGACACAAGCAAAGGTCATGTGGGGTACGTTTATCAAGCCACCAATTTCCTCTACACGGGTTTATCCGCAAATAGAATTGATTGGACAATCAAAGGACAAGAGCATAAACACGCTAAAACCATTGGTGATGGTCTGACCTTGGCAGAGATAAAAGAGCTTCATGGTGATGACTTTTACTATGTCGAACGATCTAGGAAACATCGTTACATCATCTTTCACGGGTCAAAGACTGACAAAAAAGTTATGCGGTCAAAACTCAAATACGAAGTTATGCCGTATCCCAAAGGCGACTCACAGAGATACGACTCTGGAACAACTGTAAAAACCCAACAACTTTTATTTGTATGAACTACTTTGAAGCAATGAGACTTTTGGACAGAGTGAAAGATGGTGTTCCTTATCCCTTACACCTGATAAACACAGCACTGGAGTTAACTGGTGACTTGGAGTAGAAGAAGCATTCAAGGCGATAGAGTAATTCTTGAGCAAGCCGAGGCCAGAGAACTCTATCGGAATTGGGAATGGGGAAAGAATCGTGATCTCATTCGTGCCAGATTAGAGAGAGCCGAGAGAATTTATGGCACTGGCGCAAGAGATCGCATAAGGGAATATATGAACCGAATCAAAGATGGGACACTTCTATGACTTTCATGGTGACTTTTAAATTGGATGTTGACCCCGTTGGTAAACAAAGAGCAAGATACGCTAGGCGAGGAAACTTTGTCCAGACTTACACCCCTGACAAAACAAGAACTTACGAATCTTTAATCAAAGAAGCCGCAATAGAAGCAATGGGAAGTTCCGAGCCACTAGAAACCCCTGTAAATCTGTATCTCTACATTCGAGCACCTATTCCAAAGTCTTACTCTAAAAAGAAAATAGCAGACTGTTTAAACGGCATTGAGAAGCCAATCAAGAAGCCTGACGCATCAAATGTGCTGAAGAGCGTAGAAGATGCGATGAATGGAGTTGTTTACATAGATGACACTCAGATCGTGAATATTCATGTAACGAAGGTTTACTCAAGTCAATCAGGAATAGATGTATGCGTAAAAGAATGCTTGGACTAAGGGTAAATCCCTATGGTATTACGCAATCAATTAAGTAAGATTTAATTTTTAACAGGAGTGAATCATGGAATCAACTTGGGAATTTGACACGACAGTAGGTGCGGGTAGCGTAATTGTTACTATTGTTTATGAGTATGAAACAGACGAAGATTCAACCTATAACGAATCTATCAAAGAAGTTTGGTTTGAGGGTCGCAATGTCATAGGGATATTCTCTGACGAACAATTCAAAGAGATGGAGTGCGAGGCGGCAATGCGCTTTCAACATCACAAACTCAACTACAAGACCGAGGATGTATGAGCAAAACGTGGCAACTAATTCTCATTGCACTAACGGCTTTTTGGGCGGGAGTGCTTTCTTTACTGAGGTTTTGGTATGACTGATTGGACTAAAGAGGAAGACGAGGCATTTAATGCCGTTGAAAAGCAAAGTAATCTTGGAAAGCAAATATTGAGAGACTTAGGCCAACCCTACCATTTCGATGTTTTTGTTTCCACCTCTCAGAGAAACCAAGTCTTAGAAGAAGTGGCAAAAGAGATCGAGAAAATGACTGTTTTTGGAAAAGACACAATTTCAAGTTTCACCATTGTCATTAGAAGCATGAAAAGGGCAGAGGGTTAACATGAATGAACCTACCAAAGCCATTCAATATCTAATTGACACTGCGCCACTTTATGCAAAGGCTAAAGCTGACAGGATGTTTTTAGAGGAGTTTCGCAAATCACGCAAATCTCAACTGGCGAGCCAAGCGGGAACAGAAGTTCTTGGCAAACAGGAAACCTTTGCTTATGCCCATGCCGACTACATTGAAATACTCGAAGGAATCAGGGAAGCCGTGGAGAGGGAGGAGCGTTTTCGTTGGCTTATGACTGCGGCACAAGCGCGCATTGAGGTATGGCGAACAGAGCAATACTCTGCCCGAATGGAAATGAAGGCCACCACTTGAACAACAAACTGAATGCAAAGGAAAGGCTACACCTTGCAAGGGTCAAGTCTTTGCCGTGTTCAGTATGCGAAGCATCAGCCCCAAGTGAAGCCCACCACTACAAACAAGGGCTTCAATATACTTGCATTGCCTTATGTGTAGATTGCCACCGCAACCCAGTGATGGGATGGCATGGGCAACGAAGGGCTTGGGCTATAAACAAGATGGACGAAATAGACGCATTGAATGAGACCATCCGCAGATTGTGCGAGGAAATGCCCATCAAAGGCTCTAAAAGCCCGTTCTAAGCGGTTTTGATGGCTTATCCATACCAACTACGCCAGACAAGAAAAAACCCTCCTAAGAGGGTCTGAGGGTTTAGCGTTTCCCGCTAAGTATTCGCAGAATTAGAGCAATACACGCATAAATCATAGATCGTTTAAACACGCTGTGTGTATATAGCTGTTCAAAATCTCAGCTTCTGGGTGATACTTTTTAAGTTCAGCCACCGCATCCTCTAAAGATTCTGCGCTTGTTTCGTCATATTCAGCGTGAACACAATCAGGATATGGGTAAAACTCAATGAGATAAGTTCTAAAAGTCATAATTTAATCCTTTTCGTTTTCGTAGGCTTTAATCATCAATTCATTGTCAATATATTGTCGAAAAATTTGATAAATTGTGTCTTCTTTTTCTCCGCTGAAAAAGTAAGAGGCATTTTGTCCACTTGTCACGCCTAAAGCGTCTTGAATGTGTCGGCAAGCCTCATGCAAAGCATTTTCTGCAAGTTCTTGAATATCTTGTTTGTTCATTTATTCTTCTCCCAAATTTTGTAACCATTTGGCATTCTGACAATGCCATGTTGATGTTTAAAACGCTTGATTGCGTCTTTTTTGTCATATCCGTGTTGAGTCCATGCACGATGAATCCATGATGGGATAAAAAAAAGATAATGTTTCATGCTTTCACCTTAAGTTGTTTAAACGATATGGATCGGGCATAGTCTGACAAATGAAACTCGTGCAATATTTGGTCTGGGTTTTTCTCTGACCAATAATAAAACCCTCGTTTAGCTCGTTTCTTGTGCGTGAATTGCAAATGGTCGAGATCACAGATTCGCTCATCAAATGATCTTGGCTTGAAGCCACTCGGAGGGTTTATCATGCTTCCACCTTTTTAATTGCTTGCTTGCTCTGTTTGATTTCTAAAAGAATAAACTCAGCCCAATTTAATGCTTCATCCTCGTTTAAAGTCCATATTGGATCGAGGCGTAGATCGCTTGCGGTTTCTTCTGCCGCCTCCCAATCTCCATGATCTCCCAAGTTATACAAGAGTCCGTCTGGGTTTAGTGCAAAGTAAATCATGCTGACACCTTGTCATAAATAGCCCATTGAGCCGTGTCGTAACCTTCTAAGTCAGGGATTGCGTTGGAGATGATTGCCTGAATAAACTTAGAAGCCAGAGAGTCCTCAAATTCTGGATGTTCGCAAGATTGATAGCGCAAGCACTGAGCCGCCTTGATCGCTTGAATAGCCGTAAGAATGGGTGCGCCTCGGTCGTAATCAATCTGCGTGGTTTCGCTCTCACCATAGCGATAATTAACGCTTTTCACGTTTTCCTCAAATAGAATCTGCGCCACGGCTTGCTCATTGCCGAAAGCGTTTAAACGCATTACTGTTGCGCCATAGGAAACGCCCACCTTATGCCTTGAGGCATACCGAACAAGAGCGTTGATGTGTGAATCGGAAACAATAAAAGCTGACATTTTGAACACCTATTAAATGATGCGACATTGCACCGAATAGACCCAACCCGTGAGCCTACCCGTTGGAATTTCACTTAACCAATATATCGAAATAAGCCATCAAACCCACACAGAGGGCAAGCCCCAACCCAATACAAGTCAAGATGTCGAGCAAAGTTTCTTTAAAATTAGACATGATGTTTAAACGCTTTCAGTGAATTTTGTCGCCAAAGTAAGAACGATCAGACTCACCCATAAACCTGAAAAACAGATCAGGGAAAGCCTCTTCAATTCTGGTCTTATTTGTTT